TGTTTTCGTATTTAAAACCTAAAAGATCTAATCCTGTAATGTATGATTGCTCCCATTCTTTTCTAGAAGATTTGTAATCCATGTAGTTTTGTGCCATCTCGTTTCCGATTGGCTCTAAAACATCATCAGGTAAAAGTTCTGCTAAGTTATCAAAGTGTGATTCTGTTCCAGGTACATTGATTGAACCGGGTTCGTAATCTAAAGTTACTCCACCGTCTTCTTCTGGGATAACTTCGATTGGTCCTTTTTCTTCTACTGGTTCCTGAACAGCAACATCTTGCAACTCTTCTTCTGAAGGAATTTCAAGTTTGTTTCTAGTGTTCGGGAGTCCTTTGTCTATTTCTGCCATATATTACTCCTAGTAGTTTCTAACACGGTTTTTAAGGGATAGCAACCCTTGTGGGGTTGGTCCTCTTGCTGGTGCTACACCTGATGAATCGCCTGCTTCTTTTGCTATACCACCGCCTGCAGCCATGAAAGGATTACTTAAATCAAACTGTGTAGTTCTATTTTGTTTTCTAATATTATATTGCCTGTCTAATTCATCTCTAGCTTCTTGAGTTTTTTGTATATTTTCAAAATAAGCTTTTTCTGGATCACCTGTATCTAAAAAAGGTTGTAAAGCAGTTTTAAATTTTTGTTCTGCTTTTTCAAATTTTGGTTTGCTTCTTATTTTTTGACCTCTAGTTCCTTTTTGCATTTTTTCTAAAGTGCTTAATCTATCTCCAATGTTTTCTAAATCTGCTGCTTGACCGTACTCTGGATATATTTTTTTTAATTCAGCATCGGTAAGTTTTTGATCTAACAATCCTAAAGAAAAGGCGCTTTTAGCTACGTCAATTCCTGGTCTTCCTCTTGCATAATCATATGCAGCAAATGGAGCTGCAAACAATCCTTCTATAGCTAAGGCTCCTGGACCTAGAATATTTTTTAATATTCTTCCACCTTGAACAGTTTTAGTAATAGCTTTTATGTTTGCCTTATCACCAGGTGTTAATTTTTTTACATCTGTTGTTTGTAATTTTTCTACACCTCTTAAAGCACACGCCTGTAAATTTTGTCCTTCGTTAAGTCCAATACGACCACCCATTCTTGCAGCTTTAGGACCACAACCTATTACCGCTAATTTTTGAAGATTATTTTTTCCCAAGGCTGTTAATGCTTTTTCTTTTTCCGTTCCAATTATAGTTTCTTTTAGTGTAGTTCCTGCTTCGTCTGGAGCGATAGCAATACTTGGATCAGGTAATTTTTCTTTAATCATTAAACCTCCTTCAAAACCTGTTGCTTTAACATTTAATCTAGCTTTTGTTTTTGCATACTGAGGAAATTTTTTTCTCAACGCTCTATCTTCTTTTTGTTTTTGAGCTATCGCCATTCTTTTTTTGGAAACAGATAAATTTTTATCATTCTGTATGTCATAAATATCTTTTGATATAGAAACTATTTTTTTTTCAAACGGATGGTATTGTTTTATATTTATATCTGCCGGTAGGTAACCTAAGTTTTTTAAAGTATCTAATTCTCCTAAAGACAAATGAGATAATTGAAAACCATTTTTTCCTGCTAGTTTATTTAAAATAGAAGGATTTGATCTTGCTAAATCTCTAGCTTTTCTAGCTTCTGCATATTTAGACCGTTCTTCCAAAACAGCTTTTCCTGTTTTTTTAAATTTTAATTTACCTTCATATTTTTTTAATTCTTTTCTAGAAACAAAAACTTTTGCGGGTCCTTTATTTTCTTTAACGTTATTGTACTCACTTCTTCCTTCTAAATCTTTAGGATTCATTTCAACTAATTTATTTTTTTTTGGAATTGGATCTGCATTATCTATTATTGCTTGCACCTCTTCTAAACTACGAGTAAGCGCTCCATACTGATTAGTTCCAGGTGTCTTACTATAAACAGTTCCAAATCGATTTGATCGTGGGTATTTATATTCTTCTGTTTTTACAGGACTAGTGTCACCACCATTATCAAACGGTATCCGTCCACCTTGAGCCATGGCTGGTCGCGTTAGATACGCTAACATTTGTTTCTGTCTATCTGGACGCATTACTCTCCTAACATTCTAGCGATGCCGCCTGATGCAAAGTCATCGGCCATATCATCTATGTAATCACTTGGATCGTAATCAGGTCCACGATCTGCTGCATACGATGATGGATTTTCATTTGCATATTTAACATTGTCTTTTCTTTTTTTAGATTCAACAAATTCTTTCATCGTTTCTTTTTTATTAGTTGCATACGATTTTACTTTTGTAAGATCAGATGTAAGGTCTTTTGTATTCTCGACTGTATTCTCAACAAACTCTGTTTCATAACCACCATCAGGATCTGTTGTATAATTTCTGTAATCGTTTTCTGTAGCTTTAAATTCTGGTTTAATTTTTGCACCACCTTCTTCTACGATTTCATCAGTAACTTGTAATGATACAGTTGGTGGATCATCAAAACCTGTTACATTTCTCGTCGAGTCATCAATGTCAATTCTAGTAACACCTTCATCTAAATCTTGTGTAACTAAAACTTCTGTTTCATCATCTATTTTTTTTCTGTAAACAATTTCTCTATCTTTAGTCGCCATTGTTTTAGTAACATCATCACCTTCTCTTATAACTCTTGTTACAAGAGCATCGAACCACGCAGGTTTACCAGCAGCTGCTGGTGTTGTTATAATTTCTTTTGCAACTTCTTTTGTTGCCTGTTTACCACCGAGTCCTAATAATCCTGATTTAAGTCCTGCAATTCCTGCACCAACGCCACCCATAAGTTTTAAAAATGCACGCTTTGTCATACCAGCTTTTAAACCAATACGTCCGCCATCAGCAAAAAATTTTTTAAATCCAATATTAAATTGAGGTTCACCTGTTTCTAGATTATACATTAAAGTTCCACCAATACCTTCACCCGCTTTATTAAAACCTAATCCAATGTCTCTACTTTTAAACCCACCTTCATCTAAAACTATTTCTTGATCATCTCTTTCAATTCTAGTTCGACCCTTACCATATTGATATTTTGCAAGAAGATCTATTTTTTGAGAAATAGGTATATCCGCTTTTATAATAGCGTTGATTGATTCATTATCCATTGTAATACCTTCTGGTGCGCCCATAATCTGTTGTTTACCAGACTTGGATCCTGCAGCATCTATAGTAATTTTTTTATTTGGTGTACCGTTTGCATAACCAGCACGTCCACCTTGTGCCATGTCTTCTGGGTCTGGTATATCTCTTTCAAAGATATGGTCTTCAGTATCTTGTAATATTTTTTTAGACTCTTCTGATGTTAAATTTTTATATTTACCTTTTCTACCAATAACAGAATTTGCTTCTTTCATAGAGTCCATTGGATCCATAGCTTTTATATCTGCAATAATTGCATCTACGTTTAAATCTTTAACTTCTTTACCACCCATAATTTTAGATCCTGGTGGTATTTTTTTACCTTCCATATCAAACACTTCACCTCTTTTACCAAACAACGCTTCAGTAATGCCTTTACCTCTTGGTGAATCTGCAGGAATAACTTTAGGTTGTTCTATTTGTTTAATAATATTATCTACTTGATCAGGTGTTTTGATTGCACTTGGATCAATACCATTTTTAATAAGTCGTTCGACTGTTATATTAACATTAAGATCTAATAATTCTTTTTTAGGTAAAGCTCTTACAACTCCTGTTTGACCCTTCATCATTGTGCGCAATACCCATTGTACAATTGGATTCATTATTTTTTCTTATCCTTTACCTTGGTTTTTATTTTTTGTGAAAGAGGTGTTTGCTGTGATCTATCAGCTAATTTTTTATTTTTAGTTCCAACTATGTAACCAAATTTTTGAATTTGTTTTTTGAGCTGGTTATTGCTCATATTTTGAATATCAATATATTCTTCAGGCTGAAGAATTTCTTTTTTTACTTTTCCAATGCCTTTAATATTAATTGTTTTATCTTTAAAAAATTTTGGAGAAGATAATTTTTTAGATTCTCTAACAAGTTTCATTAACATCTCGCCTTTTTCTCCTTTAGAAGTAAGCAATTTTTTAACCAACCCTGCACCTAAAAAACCTTGTCTGTGATATTTATTTGCCATTAATAATATTTCCTTTTACGTTGATCGACTTTTTCGTCGATATAGTCTTCAGGGTGTCCGATCAGACCGCCCTGTCTGAATCGCATGATTGCTTGTGTTGTTGAATCCACAAGGTCGTCATGATCACCATAAGGAAACGCAGCACACTCTTCAATGACGTCGTCTGCGAATTTCTGCTCAGGCGCCCATATCATACCAGATTCGAACAAAGGTGCAACTGCATTTACACGTGCATGCTTATCATTTCCTTTGCTTGGATTAAAGTTTACAACTGGTATATCCATCTGTCTAAGCTCATACGTTAGTGGTAAACCCGATGCTTTCGCCTCAATAATCACTGTCTCCGGCATCCAATACTTATATTGATCTAACGCCATTCGCCTTAGTTCAGGGAACTCGTACCGTCCTTTAATCGCATCTAATAATATTAAATTAGCACCTGAGTCTTCATCCGGATAAAATACTCCCCATGTGGTAATAGCTGAGTAATCCGCTGTTTCTTTTTTAAGAAACGCAGTATCATAAGATTGTATGACATGATCTAATTGTGGAATATTTTCTCCCTTGTACGTCCGCCACCACTCACGTTTTAATATTGCACCTTCTTCTGCGGTTGGATTCTGCATCCACTGTGCATTCCATTTGCCCGTGGGCAGTGTTGCTTGAACCTTCTCTAACTCATCTAGCTTCCAATACTCAGGCCAAACTGGTTTTTGGTTCTTTGATCCGTGGTCCATGATTGCTGGAAATTCGACCACGTGCCACTGATCAGCTTTCGCTTCTTTTTGATTTTGTATTAACTTACCAGTAAGATCCTTGTTAGACCATCTAGTCATTACTAAAATAATTTTACCACCTGGTTGTAAACGTTGCCTAGGACCTGATGTGTACCACTCGTAAGCTGACTCTAATGCTGTAGGCGATAGTGCATCTTGCTCAGAATGTGGATCATCGATTATTAATAGGTCGGCACCCCGGCCAGTGATTGCACCGCCTACTCCAGCTGCAAAGTATTCTCCGCCTTGTGCCGTTTCCCACCTACCAGCGGCTTTGCTATCTTCCTGTAGTGTTGTTTTAAAAATTTTAGAATAATCTTCAGAGTCAATTAAATTTTTAGCCTTACGTCCAAATCTTACAGCTAACTCTCCTGTGTGCGTTGCTTGAATGATCTTGAGTTTTGGATTACGGCCCACCATCCACGCTGGCAGAAGATAAGATGCGAACTCAGACTTCGTGTGCCTTGGTGGCATGTTCACGATTAGTCTAGTAATTTCTCCTGTTGCAAGTTTATTAAATTTTTCTGCTATGTGTCTGTGATGAGAGCCTTCAATAAAATCGGGCCACATACATTTGACAAAGGACAAGAAGTCATCTTTGGCTTTGTTCTGTATCTTTTTTTCAGCGTGCATTACTTGCAGCTGTTTATATTTCCTACGGACGTCTGCAGGTAGTTTACTTATATCTATAT